CCTGCCATATTGCCGGCATAGGTCAACCACTTTTTACTATCCATGCCCATAGCTTCCAGCATGGCTGTTGCTTCTACCAGTTCGCCGCCTTCAAATGGTGTTTTATTTGCCATGGCAATTGCATTTTTCATCAGTTCTGCGGCTTTTTCTGTGCTTCCTGTGGCTGTTTCCAACTGTGCTTTGTATGTTTCCAGACTAAACGCTTCTTTGAATCCTAGCCCAGTTCCTACCGCAGCCATAGTTGCAGTAAATTTTGTAGCTTTTTTTACAGCACCTGTAAATGCATTATTGATGGAACGTCCCCATTTATTGATCTGGTTTTGTCCCAGTTTCATTTCTTGCCTAGCTTTTCTGATTTCTTTTGTTGTTCCTGCCAGTGGCTTAGAAAACCTATCTTTCAAACTTAACAGAATATTAACCTTTTTTGTGGATGCCATCTTTCAACCTCCCTTCTGCTTCTTCCCATGCTTCTGTTTCCACTTCCATGGAGGCGATATAAAATAACTGTTCCATAAAGGTCAGGCTTTCCAGCTCCCGCAGGCTATGTCCCTTTTGGATATAATAGTGAAACAGGGCGGCTTCTCCGCCGCCCCGTATCAGTTTTTTACAGCATCGACAGGATTTTCAGAGTTCTCCTTTTCTGCCAGACCGTACATGTCCAGAATTTCTTCCGCCGCTTTCCCAATCAGTCCCATGTCGCTTTGAAAAACTTTCTCCACAACATCCATAGGTTCTGCACAGCTATATACAGCCTGTAACTGCTTCTCATGCAGGATCGGACAATGGTCATAGATCAGTTTCATTTCCGCCTGAAATCTGTCCTCTGTTGTACCTGTTTCCATGTCCAGCGTTTTAGAAACCGTACGGATGTCCTTTTTCATTGCCTGAATGGTATTCCCTTCTCGGTCAATGGTCAGCATCTTTACTTGAAACTTATCCGCTTCGCTCTGGGTGGCTCTTGCCACCAGTTCTTCCAGATTTAATTTTGCCATACCTTTTCCCTCCGTCAAATCATATCAATAAAGTTGAAGTCGGCGAATTTGAACGGCACTTCCAGTTCCAAAATTGCCTTGTCTTCAAATTTCAGCAGCATCAGCTCATCCATGGTCACTTCCAAAAATTCCACACGCTCCGCGCCCAATGCTGTTGGGTCTTCCAGCTTGCCCACAAATTTGATATCAGGCAAAATGCCTGTGCGGATGCCTTCCGCAATAGTTTTTGCAATCTTGGAATCTACCTTATGCAGTACCATCGTTCCTTCTCCAGCATATCCCATATACCGCTGATGGGTTCCCAGATCACCTGCCAGATTGACTTCCTCGTATGTCATTGTCGCTTTTCCTTCAAAACTCTTTGCTTCCGCCAAAAGTTCTCCATTCATCCATACCCTGCCATAAGTTCCTCGGATGATGTTATTTGTATTCACTTTGTCCATACGTCTACCCCCTTATGCCAGTGTGATATTAAATGTCAGATTTTCCATGGCGTCCAGAATCTTCACATTCCCCGCCAGATTGACGTTGTTCCGGAAAGTCATGTTTTTCACTTTTTGCTCTGTCCAGTCTGCCGCTTCCGGTGCGCCAGTAGAAATCCACTGCTCTCTCTGGGCTTCTACGTCAACGCCTGCTACGTTGTTAAAATTCGGATCAAGCACACTTTCCGCCGCCAGCTGTCTGAAATAACTGTTGACTGCAGAAATAAACAGCACCTGATTGTCATAACTGTTTTTGTATTTCCCGCAATAGTAGTCAGCGAATGTCTGTCCAATGTCCTCCTGGATCATGTCCATTGCTTCCACCACTGTGATTTTCTGCATATCTTCTGTGGAGTCCTCTCCCAGTGTTGTCAGGCTGTTGACTGCTGTTCCGGCTCTTACATCTGCACCATCATTCCAGAGTACAAATTCCCCTTTTCCCACGGCTGCGCTCAGATCTTCCGGTTCTGTTACGCTTTCCAGTTCCTGAAAAATACTATATGTTGCAGACCTTGTGAACGGCAGCCCTGCCAGCAATCCACAGATGCGGGCTGTATAGCTTGCTACCGGATATTCTGCCGTTTCTTCCTTGAACTTGATTCCCTCATTTGTAAAGTTCACAACGTGCATATCATCTGTTTTGCTTGCCTTATATACAACCGCTTTCCGCTTCTTCCGTTTGTTCTTTTCATTGATTTCTTTGATGTACGCTGCTACCTTATCCTGTTCCCCACTGGTTCCATTGAGATAGCAAAGCCAGTTGTAATCAATGCTTTTCAGCAGGTCTGCCGCATTATCAAATGTGTTCTCTGCTGTCAGCTTTACTGTATATACGGTGTTCGGCAGTCCAACAAACGCACCCTGAATGGCTTTGTAATTTTCTGCTGTATATTCTTCTTTTTTCACTTCTGAAGAAAAACTGTATTTATTTACTGTTTTTCCCCCTTCTGTCGCATCATTCATCACGATGCAAACAACACCTCTTTCACTTCTCTGAATGGCTGAAACCGCCATTTTTCGGAAAATGACTTCAATGTTGGGCATAGTCTGTGCCATCAATCATCCCTCCTTTTCATATCCTTTGATTCTGTCATTGAGTACTTCCATCAATTCCCCTTCCGGTTCGGTATATGGATGTACCATATCCACATTGACGGTAACTTTCAGCGTCATGTCTTTTCTGTCCAGTTCATATTCCTGTTCTTCTGTCGGTATCATGTACCCATCTGGAAATGTCACTCTGTCCACGCTCAACAGTTCCTGTATTTTCTTCATAATGTTGTACATATCGGCATATCCGCTGTACCTGTTTTGCGAAAAATAGTAGATTTCCAAATCAAAATTATCATGTGGATATAGCCCAATCCGGTCATGCGTGATATTTTCTGTCTGGATGATAAACGCCGGACGTGGGAAATCTTCTTCGATGTCCTTATCAATGACAGGAATATCAAATTCAGATTCTAAAATAGCCGTGAAACCTGCCACGGCTGTTCCAATATCCGCCATTAACTCAACCCCTTATCCAGCAGATCATCAATAAAATCCAGCACATCTTCTTCAAATTCTTCTGAAAAAAAGGCTTCAACCTTCTCTTTGATCCGCTTCCCTTTTACTACTTTTCCACCGGGTGTGCGATGTCCATAGTCCACCACGTTTTCATGTGGCGCCATGTGTACTCTGATCTGATAGGCGTTTTCTGCTGGGTACAGGTAAGCCTTACCCCGCTTAACCATTTTTACCAGATTTCCTGTTCTGACTTTGTACCCTGTCCGCAGACCGCCTTTCACTTGCTTTGTTACCTTGCTGCCTTCTTTGCGCATAAATGATTTTGATTCCTGTGGCATTGTTTCATTGGCAAGTTTCAAAATATCTCTGTTCAGTTCGTCCAATTCGGTATAATCGAATCCATTCATCAAATCACCACCTCACAGAAGATTTCCAAAACCTCTCCTGTCAGATATGGGTCTAAAATATACAGAATCTCATATCGTTGACCGCCTGCCATGAACCACATCCCCGGTGTGATGCTGCTGTCATATCTGACCGTTATTTTATGTGTAGTGCGGGACAACGTGCTTTCTGCGGCTCTTCCGCTTAACAGGCTCCCTGTTTGTGGTTTCACTTCTGCCCACACATCTTTCACTTTTGTTTCTTCCCATTTTTTCTGCCCGATGCTGTTTTTTTCTTCTGTCTGGACGTGCTGCCACAGTTCGATTTTTCGGTTCAATCTTCCGGATATATTGTTCATGGTGCCCTCCTTACAGAAAATTTTTATCGTGCAATTTCAAAATGGTGGTTGCTGTTGGATTTTCCTTGCCATTTGTGACGGTCATGCTGCGGTTATCGTACATATCCGCAACCAAAATATATACCACTATGATCAAGTCTTCGTGTTCGTCCATGTACGCATCATCAATGGCATTCCTGCTTTTGATATAGCTTTTCGCCGCCGTCAAAGCATTCTGCAGAAACCTTTCGGTTTCTGCATCCGCTTCTGCCCGGCAATATTCCAGGCAATCTTTGACTGTAATTTCAGATACTTTCATAGGCTCTCATTCCTTACGCACCTGCACCCATTTCCAGTACAGCAATAGCATCTTCATGTGTAATCGCACCATCTACTTCTGCAAATGCAATGATTCCAATGGAATAGGATTTTGCAAACAGTTCAGACAGAATCTGTGTTTCAATACCAAATGGCATATTGATAGCATATCCTTTCAGATCGCCGTATACCATGACTTTGTTATTCTGTGCAAATTCCGGCATGTTGTCTGAAAGATATACTTTTTTACCCAGCATCAGAAATCCTTCCCCATTTACCATGTCAGGCACCAGCAGGAATCTGTCGTTTTTGTCCTTCAGCAGTCTTGCTGCTTCAAATGCGCTTGTGTTCATGATCCACACAGCATTTTTCTGATATTTTGTTTTTACTTTGAGCTGGGTTTTGATGATCAGATCTGCAGTCAATGTCGCATCAGCTGCAGTCACTTTATTTTTTGCATTGGGCAGGATACCTTTGATTTTGCTCGCATTTCCTGTCAATACTTCTTTTTCTACGAACTCTGCCATTTTTGTAGCCACTTCACTGATCACATGGGACACAATGTCAAAATCTTCATTGTTAATCAGTTTTCTGGAAATCTGTACCAAACTTCCTACAATCCATCCTTTCAGTGTGATTCCTTTGATTTCACCGGATTTTTCTGTCAAATCAGACAATTCATCAATGTATGCTACTTCGATAGCTGTACTTGTTTCATCGTAATAGGGCAGCACCAGTTCGCCTTTCAAGTTATATACTTTTGCAAGGTCCATAATTGGACACATTTCTGTTGCCTTAGTGATAATCTCTTTTGCAACTGTTCTAGGGAGGATTTCACCATTTGTACCGACTTTCAGTGCTCTTGTTTCACCTCTGCAGTACTTTTCAAATGCCCGGATTTCTTCTTCTTCGGTTTTCTCTTCCTGTGTTTTGGGGTTATTTCCTGCTTCCCTTTTGGATCTTTCTTCCGCTGCTGCAATAGTAGCGTTCAGACCTTCCAGTTCTTTTTTGTATTTTTCGTAGTCCTGCTGTTCGGTTTCGGTCATTGCTCTGACTTCTTCTTCCGCCTTATCAATGATGGCTGTCATTTTTAACAGAACATCATTTCTCTTTTCCATCAACTCTTTCACTTTGCTCATGCTTATCTCTCCTTTTCTTGGCTCATCTGTTCTATTCTCTTTCTAGTATCTGCCTTTCTCCATTTCCAGCCATTTCCGTTTGTTTTCCAACCCCAAAAAGGCTGGCGGCTCTTTTTTCTCAACATCTACCGTCATACCGTCAAAACTTCTGGTTTCTACCAGTTCTACTTTTTCTCCCCGCATTTCGTATGACGTACCCGCATAAGCAGGTGTCAAGCCTACCAGCAGAGATACTTCATTCAGCTGGATGTCCTTCAGAATACGGCGCTTGTAGTATTCGTCTGTGTATGTCCATTCATCATCGATGCAACGGAATCCAAATGACCATCCGGTAATTTTCCCCGCTTCCGCTGCTTGCAGGACTTCTTCGTCCTGGAACTTAGCCACTGCATACAGCCCGATGTTATCCTCTTTCAGCGTAATAACACCGTCTTTTGTGCTGCCCATCACCCTGTCATGGTTCAATTTCAGGAAAATTTCTGGATTGTTATTGATCGCACGGGCAAACACACCTTCCGCTACCTGCTCCACATACTTTGTACCGTCCGGCAGTTCCAAAACTCTGCTGTCACGGCAAATGGCATTGACATAGCCGGAAATGATGATTTCCTGCGCCCTCACTTCAACTTTCATCAATTTTCACACCCCCTTTCCCACTGGTTTTCATGGTGGCTGCCATGTTCGGGATAAAAATTTCTTTTGTATCTGGGTCATACAATACATCCTGCAAGCCAAGCGTGATATGATTCAGCCCCAGTTTCTTCATGTTTTCCCTTTCTCTGATTTCATCAATTTGCATCCAGCCGCCCTCTTTGCCTATTTTGTAGACATTGAACCGCTTTTCCATTGTTCCCATCAGTGCGGTGTCTACGTCAAAATGAAAATATCTGTCCTTTTTCTCCCGTTCCAACAGCAAATATTTATTCAATCCTTTCTCCAGTGCAGCCAAGATCGGAAGCACTGCTGTTTCAAATGTGTTGATCTCCTGCTCATCCGTTGCTGTACCGTTTAGGATTGCCGGGGAAATCCCAAAAAGATTGTTTATTTTTTCTGAATCATACTTTTTGTTTTCTACCACCTGCATTTCCTGCACACTGCTGGACATTTCATTGAAATGCACACCTGCATTCAGTACCATGGTAGCTTCTTTTTGTCCACTATACACATCGGGCCATTTTGCTTTTAGTTCTTCAAAGGCTTCTTTGCTCAGTTTATCTTGGACTGTCAAAAATCCGGCTTTTCTGCCGTTTCTGTCCATTATTTTTTTCCCGAATAACACTTGTGTGTACGCAAGCAGTAATTCTGATTTATTGGTTTGCAAGATTCCTTCCGCATTGACGCCATCATCACTTTGGCGCATGATACGGACAAGCTGATACTCTGGTATTTCTTTCCCTTGAATCCAATATCGTACTGTCCTGTCCAGCACGTTGTCCGACCATGTTTTCTGTACCTGCTCCGGCGGCACATATACCAATTCCGTGATGGTATTTCCCACCATTTTTTTATACGCATAGCAAACACCATGCAGCAGATAGTCTTTGACCATCATTTTTCGGAATAATACGCTGTCGAAAAGATTTGATGGTTCCTCATTCAGCAGGTGTACCCGCTTGTCATTTTCCACTTTTCTGATGCCGTCTTTTTCTTTGCTGTAAAGATACACAGGGGCAAGTGCTACTTTATTTCCGATATACTCCACAGACGCTGCCACTGCCGGAATTTCCATGGCTTTTGCTTCGGTCATTTCATTTCCTGTCAAAATGTCTGCCAGACATTCCACAGTCAGCATCCGTGTTTCTCCCATTTCCGCTTCCGCATCATTTGCGGATTTGCTGTTTTTTTTGAAAATATCTAAAAATCCCATGCTTTTTCCTCACCCCCTTACAGCTCAATAGCGCCCCATGTAATAGGCGCTTCTATAATTTCATTCTGCATCAATACAAAACAGGCATCAATCAGCGCCGCCACCATATCTATTTTTCCGGCAGACCGCTTTTTATTGACATACATGTTCAGGTTTGTGTCTAGTGTCACTCTGGCATTTTCAAAATTGATTTCCATCAGCTCATTTTCGGTGTACCTGAATTTCCCTTCCAGAATATGTTCTTTTAACAGCTTCGTCGCTGGGTGCAGTACAGATGAATGCTGCCTGATTTCCACCGCTGTCATTCCTGCTGCTTCCAGCTTCTGCGCTGTGGATATTGCGTTGTATCTGTCAAATCCAACACCTACTACTTTCCCACCTGTGGTTTCCTCAATCTCCATGATATATCTTTCAATGACGCCATAGTCTACTATCTGATCACCACAGGCTACCGCTTTTTCTTCTTCCACAAATTTTTGATAGTCTACTTTTTCAGCTCTGCTCTTTTCCTCTAGCTTGCCTTCCGGTAAAAACGCCATAACCTCCGCTTCTATGATGTCGTTTTGCTCATCATAGGCTGTGATCGCTACTGCACAGTTATCGTCTGATACAGCTAAATCCAGCCCTAAATACAGCCGCTTTCCTGTCCAGTCGATTTTTGGCACTCTGCCTTTCTGCACGTCCGACACTGGTACATAGGTATCTGTTCCCATGCCCTGATAGATGATGTTGCAGTGTTTTGTCAGGAAGTTTTCTCTTGCAGACTTCATTTCGATTGCACGTTTTCTTTTTGCCTTCAAATCCTCCATGATTTTTGGCACTTCCAATGCCAGCGGGTTTGCGTGCTGTAGAATTTCATCATTTTCCATCCAGTTGTCCTTGTCATCCGGTTCAAATAACAAAGCCAGAACGGTTTCATCCTCTACAACCCCATCCAATACCTTCTTTGCGTAGTCCACTTGTTCCTCAAATGGATTGAACATGGTCGGATATTTTGTAGAAATGATAAACCCTATTGGATTTTGGATGTTTGACTGACCGGAATACATAGCTTCCAGCGGATATGGTGACGGCAGCGCTCCCACTTCGTCTGCAACAAACGCCGTCGGCTCCCTACTGTCCATACGGTTTCTGGATGTATTCAGTGGTGTGTATTTGATTTCTGTCAGATTGCACAGGATGTAGTTCAGCAGTATTTTGAATTTTGCTTTTCCTTTACTTGTCCCACACAAAGCAGGGCTGCTTTTTATGATTTCTTCAATCTGGCTTTTGATTTCTCGGCTGATGGTGCCGTCTGGTGCTACGCTGTATAGTTTTGCAAACTTTTCTTCTGTCAGCATCAGCAGAATAAACATCAAACCCACCAGAAATGTTTTCCCATTTTTTCTGGCTATTTCCAGAATCACTGTCTGATACCGCCGCTTCTGCGGATTTTCCCGATACACCGTACAAAGCGCCGCTATGATCAATACCCACTGGAAACCAGCTAGGGATTTTTCCACAGTTTTCCCTTTATGTGCGCCTTTTGGCATTATAATAAGCCGCAAAAGTTTTAGCAGCAGTGTATATTTCTTTTCGTTGATGATGTACTTTTCATTTTTTCCGTCTGCGATCTCGACAAATTCTTTCAGTTGCTTTTTTACATACATTGGCGCTGGTATTTTTCCTTCCAGCACTTCTACTGCGTACCTGTACCCTTTGTTTTTTTTAATCAATCCCCATCACCCGCTAACAGCTTTGTCAGGGGATCTTCCTCCTGTTTGCTCAAACTAATTGCCATCTTTGCTCGTGCTTGTGGTGATAAGCCCAACTCGTTACAACCCCGATAGAAGTCCTGTGTATATTTTGCTCTGGCATTCATGACATCTGTGTCATACTTCTTTTCAGGCTTTGCTTCGATGTCTGCATCTATCTCCCGCAGTTTATCAATGGCAACCGCCGTCTTTGCTAGGATGTAATCGTCCAGTGCACAAAGGATGTCTGCATCCTGCAACCGCTTCACGATTTCGCGGAATATTTTTTTCTGTTCCTTGTTCAAATTTTTCGGCGGTCTTGGTGGTGCATTTCCCTTCAATTTTTCTTCGGCGGCTGCCCGTCCTTCAATCTCATCTTTCGTCCTTGCACCCACCGCTACGCCGATCGGTTTCGCGGGGCGTCCCATATTTCCACCTCATTTCTAAAAAATTTTTTACGTTTGAGTGCGACAGTTCCGTGTGGAAAAGCGACGCCTTTTTTCGGATTTTTACCCCCGGGGGATACTTTTTATCAGTTCCATCAGTTCCTCCCTTGAGATCAAACCTGCTTCGGCGTCTTCATGATGTTTTCTGCACAGCGTTATAAGGTTATCTTTTTTTAACCGCATATCCCAATCTTCTTTGACTGGTACAATGTGATGCACTTCTAACGGCTGCGGATCATATTTCCTTTTTCCATCATACCTCCCTTTAACCGAACATATCGAACATAAATATAAATCTCTGATTTTTGTATCTTCCCTAGCTTTTTGCCATGCGAAACTGGATAAAAAACTATTATATTTTGATTCAAAACTATTAGTATTTCTTTTCTTTTTATATTTTTTTGCTGGCTTTTTTGGACAGACTTCATTCCTCTGGTGCATCCTGCCGCAATATTGACATGCTTTCATCATTTCTTCATTTCCCCTTTCGCAAAAACCGCTCAACTGCAATCCGAATACTGTCCTCACTGTCACCCATTCCTATTTTCTGTGCAATTGTTTTCCACGGATACCTGTATTTGTATTTGAGAATCAATGCTGTTCTGATACGCATATTGGGTATTCGTTCCAGCTCTCTTTCCACTCCCCTTTTTTCTTCCATCAACTGGTCTATCTGTTTTTGGGTTTCCATAGCTTCTTTGCACCGCTTCCTGCCGCTGCTCTGGATTTCAAAATTCTTACGATCAATCAAAATGATTATGTATGATTCCATAGCCCCATATCGTTCCATTTGCTCTTTGGTCAGCAATTATCCTCACTCCCTTCTTCATACGATCCATAGTCCATGCCACCTCTTTTAACTGCCTTCATATATCTCACCCATCCGATTTCTTCAAAGAAATCTTCATGTGCTGCCACAATTTCAAAATTTTTCGGTGCCCGAAGTTTCACCTTTCTTTTTGTTTCTTTCACAATTTCGATTGTTACTTTTGGTTTCTTCAGGTTTCTACTTCCGCTCCACCGTTTTCCTTTTTTCTTATAGTTTTCTTTGGTGAGATAGCTTGCCAGCCTATTGTCCTTTTGATTTTTGTATAAGTGCTTGATCAGCACCAGCCCTTTTCCCCAGATTTCTTGCAGGATCTGCTGCATCTCTTTCATGCTCAAACCTTCAAACTGATTCATGACAATGTGATGATGTATTCTACCTTGCATCTCAATCACATATATATATTTCAGTGGGTCGAATCCATTTCTGTTCCTGTATCGATTCAGCCGCCGAAAGAAGTTTGACTGCTCCCTTCTGGCTTCTTCCAGATCTACCACACTATCATGTGTCAGCAGAACAAATATATCCCTTCCAGAAAAATTTGTATTGATGATCCTTGTCAGTTCTCTCCTGGTCCTGTTCAGATTTCTTTTCTGCTGTTCTTCTGAAGTCAGATTTTCATTCCTTCCCCTTTCGTATTTCTTCCCGATCGATCTTGGGCAGTAAAACTCTTCCACCTCATATACATCACCTGCTAATATTTTCTTTTTATATTTAGGCATTTTCTTTTCCCCCTATATATGTACGGATTGTTAATTGCTATATGGACAGTCTAAAGGGTTTTTTTCCCCTTGAAAAAACGAGTTTCTTCCTATATAATAGTGTTAGGCATTTTCAATTCCCATGTTTTTGTATATGGGAATAGCGGTCATTTCTGACCGCTTTTTTTATTTTGTATCTGTTGTTTTATTTTCCGCTACACAACCACAGACCTCTGGTCTATTCTGGCAGCTATTCTTGCATCCTTTCTTGAAACCACAATCAGCACAGCACACATTGCCCCGTCTGCGGTCACAGTTGAAAATCTTACATTTTCTTGCTTTTGATTTTTCCATATTTTTCCACCTTTTTATTTTTCCTTACCTTCCCACTCTATACAAAATTCTCTTGCTTGACATATTTCGCACTCACTCATTTCTATGTATTCGCAGGTGAAATTTGCATCTTTTACCATTGCCACCCTGTCTTTTTGGTCTAACCAGTCCATTACTGTTTTTCCATCTTTGTAGTACTTGTCCATTTCTGGTGCTCTCCTGACTTCAAGTCTACAAAATTCAGCATTTTCAAGCGGCTCCGTTCCCAAAGCTAAAAATTTTGCTTTTCCTCCTGTTTCCGCAAAAACAATCGTTGCACAGAATTCATCTTTTTCTCTCACAACCCACGCCTTCATATTTTTCCTTCCTCTTTTAACATAACAAATGCATTGTCTATGATATTGTTCAGAATTTTTTTACACTCTCCTATTGGCAGTTGATGATTCTGGCTTTGCGATAAAGTGAAACAAGCGTTATAAATTAACGCAGATATAACATCTAAATAGGTTCCTTCAAATTCAGAAACCATATTTCTATTTCTTTTTTCTATCAGTATTCTTAGTTTCTTTTCCATGGTTTTTCCCTTTCATTACGATTATTCCGATAATTTCTTTCTTACTTCTGTTCCTTTAACTGATTAATATACTTATCTGTTGCAATCTTTAATGCACTTAATATTCCCTCTCTGTATGCATCTCTTATTACATATCCATTACCTATATTTCTGTTTTGCTGAACCTTTTCAAATGCTATCGTTAGATTCATAATGTCATTTGATGTTACGTCCATCTTTACTTCTTCCCTTCTGTTTCTTCCCTTCCCCCTCAAATGCACACTCTGTGCATAGGGCTTTTTCAAATGCCAGTCCTTCATATCCCTTTGGGATCGGTCGTTCATAGTACTCACGCCCACATTTTGGACACTTTACCACTCGCCAGTTTGATGGAACACCTTTTGTGTTTTTCTTCAGAGGCATACAGATAATTCCTGGAATCCCTACTTTCCCCATACCTCAAAACCTCTTTTCTCTATTCCAATATTATCCATGGCGTATGAAGCCTGTTTTTCCGCTTCTTCCGTTGTCTTGATGATTTCCCAGTTTGGCTTTGTATGTATGCATTCTTCCACTTCCCCGAACTGACTTTCATATTCACATAAGAAACACCTGTTCAACGGTTTTCTAGCATCATTTGCCCAGTATTCATCGGTTTTCCAATATTCATCGCTTGTAAAAACATTATTTTTATCTTTGAAACCTCTGCATACGTTTACAAACCATATTACGGACCACATCTCTTTTTGCATTTTTATTGCTTCTTCTTCCTTAAATGGAATAAAGTCCTCATGGAAAATCTCAAAAAACGCTTCTGCACCATATACCTTTTCATATTCTCTTTGGCACAACCGCTTCAACTGCAGATCCAGTCCGCTGTTCGGGTGTGCGTGCAGCCCTCCCAGAGCTGCACTATGATATTTCGCCTGAAGATATACCCAGAATCCGTGCCGATCTGAAACTTCCCTTCTGCCTTCTCCGTGGAAGATATGGTGTTTTTGCAGGTCTGTTTTTTGTCCGCTCACATAGCAGACTTTCCGCTTTCCCTGAAGCACGCTGACGGAATGACTGCCGATTCTTTTTTCATCGTCTTTGATCACCTTCAGCACCGCCTTTTCCTGCTTCTGCTTCACATGCTTTTCTCTGGCAGACCTTGCACTGTCCCTTCTTTTTGCACGTTTCGCAGAAACCGTCACATTCTGCTTCTGTAAAATCAAATTCTCTTTCTGTGCATCTAAATAACTGGGACGCAAGCTGCACCGCTTCATTTTCATCCACTCCGTTCACTCTTGCTGTATGTACCACTTGCTCTAAGGCGCTACACATGATCTGCAGAATATCTTCACAGACCTTTCCTGCTTTTTCATTTTCCACTAGCCATTTGCCGACCACATGATTTTTCACATTGACCATAACCACACCCCTATTCCGTAGATAATGCCAAACCAAATCAAAACCGCCGTAATGATAGCACTTGCCATGACCGCCAACATCAGCGCCGCTTCTCTGGCATGTTTTCTTTCATTTTTCACTGCTTGTCCTCCAAAATTTTTATATATGCTTGTCCATTTTTCTTATAAATTTAGTCTTATCTGCAAATCCTCCATCTGAAATATTTCCTCCCAGTCTTGAATTTTTGTTTTTTTCATAATATTCCACATGTTTCCGATTGTTTCTTGATCCTCTTCAAGCTCTAAAAGTTTTTTCCATAAATGATTATGGTTCTTTCTTAAATGTCTAAGTTCTTTTTCTTTGGCGTTTGGACAAAACCAACCCCCCCCTTTCTGCAAATTCATATATTGGAGATAGCAAATCATATTTCTTACACAATTCGAACGCCATGTGTTCCGTGTATCCGTATTTTTCCAATAGGCTAACAGTATTTTTCGTTTTAACGATTCGTTCAATCCTTTTCTTTTCATCGACAGCAATACCGACGTATTGTGTATATTCTCCTTCGACAGATTTCCAAAATTTTCTAATTGGACGCATCTTACAATCTCTGTTAATGTCACATTTTCCTGTTATCGGAAACCCTTTTTTTCTTCCCATTCTGTGTAGATTTTTCGTTTTATAAACCCGATGATTAAAGCAATCCATATACGTTCGATCGGACCGCAGTATATGCACTGGATACCCCCAGGTTTCAAAAACTTTCGCCGCTCTGTGTACGAAATCAATGTGTTCTGGTAGTTCACCACTGATATTTTCGTCAAACATCACTTCGGCAAAAATAATCATGTCCAATGGCTCCCCATTTTCATGTGCTAAAATAATGCTGGCAGTGGAATCCTTCCCACCAGACCAGCTAGCTATGTATTTCATCATTTTTCTACCTTCCCCATGGTATTCTCTCCTTTTTAGTCCTTAAACTCTACCTCGTAACCTCTCCGCCGCATGACTGCCGCACAGGCTCTCTGGTTCAACCGTTTTCCCAGTGCTGTTTTTTCTTCCTGTGTCAGCGAATCATACGGAATCACAGTTCCGTCACTTTTACTGACGTATACTTCAACCGTCAACGGTGGCTGTTTACTCATTTACACCCCTTCCTTTCTTCTGTATCATACGTTTTATACGGAATGTCCTATGCCATTTTCCATTCTCTTATTCAGCTCCCCCCGCTGTCCCAGCAGGTGCATATACTCTGGAATCCTGTGTGGTCTGATGGGTCGCCTAATGGGGTCTGTCTTGAATAACAGCACCATCGCCTTCCCGATCTTTGGATAGTTGTCAGTCATGTAATACCCCAGCAACTCTCCACACTGGATTCTCTTTTTGATCATGTTGTGATATGGGTACATTTTGTTTCCTTTCCGCTTCGGTCATGTGTCGGACGCACGGCTTGACCATGCGTCCCTTTGAGTATGTTAATAAATAGGAGGAGTGATTCGGGCATACGCCCGACACATGACCGAAATCATTTTTTCACCTTTCCCTATTCAATGGCAGGG